TAATTCTGCTGGTCAAACTGCAAATACGGTATTAGCATCTGATGAGAATATTATCACAACATTCTCAAATTATCTTGGTAGAATTGATAGAATCTTTTTAAGTAAAGATGGAATATTTCAAGTTCAACAAGGTCAACCTGCAGAACAACCAGAACCACCAGAGGTTGTTGATAATGCAATAGAATTGGCAACCATTTCTTTACCACCATATCTTTTATCAATTGATGATGCTGATATACGTTTTCATGAGTATAGAAGATTTAGAATGGTTGATATTAAAAACCTTGAAAATAGAGTTAAAAATTTAGAGTATTACACTGCACTTACATTATTAGAATCAAATACTGCAAATTCATTTGTTCCTGATAGTGATGGTATTAATAGATTTAAGTCTGGATTTTTTGTTGACAATTTTACTAGCTTCTTGAAACAGGAAGATAGTTTTGAATTGAATAATAGTATTGATAGAGTTAATAAAGAATTAAGAGCAAAACATTATACAAACTCTGTTGATTTGATCTTTGGACCTGTTGTTAATGTTCCTGCTGATACTGATTTCAACTTTAACTCCATAGAAGGTATTAATGTTAGAAAAGATAATGATGTTGTAACTCTAGATTATGCTGATGTTGAATATGTTAAACAATCATTTGCAACTAGATCAGAAAGTGTAACACCATTTATCATTTCTTTCTGGCAAGGAACTGTAGAATTAACTCCATCTACTGATACTTGGCTTAATACTGTTAGATTGCAATCAAGAGTAATAGGTGAGAGAGGTAATTTTGCAGAAACTATGGCAAGAGCATCAAGGCAATTTGGTGTTAATCCACAAACTGGATTTGCTCCAACTGCTTGGGGTTCATGGCAATCAAATTGGACAGGAATTACTAATACGATTAGTACTAGAGATGTTTTTGGTGATGAAGTTATTAGTAATAGAAGAACCGCAGGTAGACAAATATTCGTTACGGCAACTTCAGATGTAATACGTCAAACTATTAGTACTTCATTTCAGACAACTACAGAAAGTAGATCTGGTATTAGAACATTAGTTGTACCAGAATCTTTCACAGAATCTCAAGGTGATAGAGTTGTTAACAGGGAAATCGTTCCTTTCATGAGATCTAGAAACGTTCAGTTTGTTTCTAAAAGATTAAAACCAATTACAAGACTTTATGCATTCTTTGATGGTGAAGAGGTAACTAGATTCTGTATTCCAAAATTATTGGAAATTAGTATGAATTCGGGAACTTTCCAAGTTGGAGAAACTGTAGTTGGTACTAATATCTCATCTGGTTTAGGTGGTTCTGATCTTGCACTATTCAGACCAGGAATAAGGTTTAGAGTTGCTCAAGCAAATCATAAAGAAGGTCAATTTAATATTCCTTCTAAAACATATTCTAGTAGTCCATATACTCAACAACCAATATCACCAACATATACTTCTAATTCAACCTTATTAAATGTAGATACTTTCTCATTGTCAAATGAAGCAAGAGGAGATTTCTTTGGATTTATTGAACAGGGAATGGTTTTAAAAGGATCATCCAGTGGTGCTGAAGCAACTATTACAAATGTAAGATTAATCTCTGATTTGTCTGCTTTTTGTGCTGGTAGTTTCTTTATACCAAATCCAAATGGAAATAATTTTCCAAGATTTGAAACAGGATCTAGGTTATTCAAACTGACCAGTGATAAAGATAATAATCAAGATAAGGCAGAAACATCTTCTGAAGAAGATTACACTGCTTCAGGCACTATTCAAACAGTTCAGGAAGAAATTATTTCTGTTAGAAATGCAAGAATTGAACAGCAACAACAAACTGAGAATAGACAATCTCAGTCAATGATTAATTCGAGAATAGTAAATGCTGAAGTTATTGGACAGAGAGTTGTAGGAGAAAGGTTTGTTGGATGGCATGATCCTTTAGCACAATCGTTCTTGGTTGCTGATGAAACAGGTGTTTTCATCACAAAATGCGATATCTTCTTTAGAAGTAAAGATGATTTAGATATTCCAGTTACCGTTCAGATAAGATCAATGGTAAATGGAACA